TGTAGACGTTTACTCTCTAATTTACCGGAGTGGCGGGCAGCGACGTGGCTGGAAAGTGCTATTTGAAGCGGTCCACACAGACGCTGGCGGCTACGCTCGCTCGCTCGGCGAATACAATACGGAATCGGAAGCTATCCGCGCCGCCGCGTATGCGCTCGGCATCCATGACACGCCTTAGAAGAATCTAGCCGAGCTGAACAAAGAGCCCCGCCCTAGAGCGGGGTTTTTTGTGCCCTAAATACCTTACATACGCTAAGGTATAAGCTACCTTGATGAGCCTAGCCCGGATGGCGGAGCATTAGCTGATGCTAGGGGCATCCTAAACATCGCGTTTAAGGCCCTTCTGAGGGCCTACAGGACGTTTTTAGCATATACCATAGGGCACCCTACCAGCCCCTAGGCTGGCCGTGCTTTAGGGCACGGTACAGGGTAGCCCTTCCAAAGGCTTCTCCCTGTCACTTAGACAGGGCTGGTGCTCAAGCACCAGTAGGCGATTGTACTCGATAGTGACGCTCTACGTCACATTCTGACGTCACAAGGTGACGCTCTACGTCACCCTAGCACATAGTGTACCAATTGGGCTAGAATGGTCCAATCCAGCTAACCCATTGATTCCAATACTGTTAGTATAATTCTGGCAAAGTTGGCACGCAGTCTGCATTCCCTTTGACTGCCGGGTGTCCGGTCTAGCTGGGGAGAGTCGAAGGAAGGCAAGCGCGCTTAGCGCATCAAGTGACTTAACCATAGTCCGCTCGCCGACTTAGTACACTTTCTTAGCACGTATAACCGACGTCCGGCGCAATTAACCTAAATCTACAGAGTTTTAACTACGCCAACCAAGGGAGCAATCTAAACTACATACGCAGACCAGCCTAAGCCGCTAGCTAATGCGCGGCGAGGAAAAAGTAGGTCGAACAACCGTAGTGACGTGCATGAGGGATAGTTCCCAGACGGCAGCCTACGCACACAAGCAATCGAAGGGCGGCAGGCTCTATACATAATGCCGTAAGTCCCGCTAGTAGATTGCGCTACCGCTGGAAGAGGCGGTCGCTAGGGAATCGCAGGGAGCGGTCCTAGCTAGAGTCGGAGAAGCTAATCTCTGACGCATGGCCAGAGTGTTAAATCTGGTGCTAGATGCGCATTCTACAGCCTAGTAGGGAGTAGTCTGTAAGCTAGCTAGTCGGTGCTGCGAATAACGGCACCGTGACTAACGGCGAAAGGTTGGTGCAGCATCTAGGGCGCCAAGCTGGTGGCGCTATACAATAACCATGCTATAATAGGTATTAGAATAACCCGCTAGGCTATTTAAGATAGCCTAGCGGTATAGCTATAGATAATACTATTATATACTATAGTAGTATTATATATAGGGCAATTATTAACCGGAGATTAATACCGTGAATAAGAAAGATTATTGCAAGTTTGCAGAAATGGTTAAATACAACCGTGCCTTTACGGGCACGGATACGGACGAAGCTTTCGCAGGCTACCGCGTAGCGTGCAATGACTTTGCCTTCGCCATGGCAGACATTTTCAAGGCCGACAATCCGCGCTTTGACCAGGAGAAATTCCTTAAAGCGTGTGGAATCAAGGAGTAAATACTGTGTATGGTTTCAGTTTTAACCGGAGGTTACGACCGTGACTAAGAAAGATTGCGCCGCAATCGCTGCGGCAATAAATAATGGGACAGTCGTGTTCCCTGACGCCGCTAATGCATCCAATGCCGATAGACACGAAGCGTTTATAGCGGGAGCTAGCGACCAAGTTAAGCAAATCGTGCGCCGCATCGCCGACGTAATGCAGGCAGACAACCCACGATTTGACCGGGAGAAATTCATTGAAGCGTGTGGCATCGAATGATGCCTGTGCGGAATTGAATAGGTCGAAACCTAGCGCCCTTCGGGGCGCGACGGTCGCTAGCTAATGGCTAGCCTGATGATGACCAAACCCTAAACTAAGTGAGGTATTTACAATGGGACGCGCCGAACGTAAAGCAAAAGATTCCGCCATGGCCGCAGACATGAAGGCCCGTAAAGTGATGCGCAAAGGTAGCAACGCCACCTTGCCCGCCGTCGAGGACCGTGAGCGTAAGGCCATTAAGGCCGGAACTCGTCCGGTTGGCGGCTGGAACGGCCAGTAGCCTAGTAACTAGCGCGCAAGGCTATCTTTTTAGGTAGCCTTGCCGGTAGCTATTCGCTACTATACCCGACAATTTAGCGAGGTTTTTATGGGAATCACAATTAACAGCTCAGCGGTCACTCTGGGCGAACTCCTGACCGATGGTACGGATACCGTTATTCCTGACCCTACGGTGATTAGCACTGAAGAATCGGTGGCGATGCTCATCGAGGATTTCGGTGGTATCGAGGCCGTGCGCTCGGACACTTACGGCCGCCTGCACGCTGCCGTGAGCGGCGCTGGTGGTCTGGATGCGGCCGTTAGCCTGCTGGATGAAGCCGAAATTATTTTTATCAATAATAATTTCAGCGAAGCGGAGCGGCTGAAAGAAACCACCAAGGGCGGAAAAATCAAGCGGACTAAGTTCCTGCCGAACGACTATCTGTCGGCCAAGTCTGTGCTGATTGGATGCCTCGAAAAGGGTATTCCGTTGTTCGACGATGACGGTAATCCGATGGGCAAATCGGCGTTGTCGGACAAGCGCTCAGGCAAGGTGGAAAAGACACCAGAAATGAAGCTTGCGGAGACGCTGCAACGTGCGCTCAAGCTTGCCCGTGAGATTCATGGGGAATCTGCACTGAGTGTGCAGGTAATGACGACTAGCGACCCGTACGTGACAACCGTACAGCTTGTTAAAGCCTAAATAACCGGGAGCCTAGCGATAGGCTACCCTATCTTTGAGGTATCTATGCGAGAATTAGACATAAACTATGATACGCTTAGCGTAGCGTTGCGCGAGTCAACCAAGCGTTACAAGCGGGCTAAGCTCGACCTAGCTGAAGCCAATAGCTACGGCATCAAGGAATGGAAGCAAGCAGCGTTTAGGCAACTGAATCACGCTCGGCGTGAGCTTAAGCGAGCGTGCAAGCTTGCTAAGCGAGTGCTGTACTAATCACTACAATCTAGGGCGCTCTAGTTAGCGCCCTGCCTTGTGTTAATTGGAGTAATTAGCAATGAAATTAGAACCAGTAAAACCTACTAATACAACAGCTAGCGGAGAATACTTTACAGTATTCTGCTGTCGGTGCTCTCGCACGGTACTGTCAAAGGATGTTCTTTGTGATACTGACTCCCCTATTTGGGGAGCGTATTACTGTAAACCTTGTACAGAAGAGGTAAAAAGCAGTGCAAACATTCCTACCGTATAAATCATTCGCTGAGTCGGCCGCATGCCTTGATATGCGCAGGCTAGAGCCCTCGGTCTAATCTAATTCGCAAGATGCCGGAGTATTATGGTCCTATGTGGCCTGATGTACCGGACGACTTGCCGTATGTGTGGCCTGTTAAATAATATCGGAGTAGGTTAATGCAAGATTATCTAGGTTATTTGAAGCTAGCTCGCAGTCTGGCTAGTGCTCAGAATCTATCAATCAAGTTCGAGGATGAGTCAACGGCTATGCCTCGCACGGATGGTCGGACTCTGTATCTGCCACGTCCTAATCCGTTGTGGTCAGCTAAGGATTGGAATATCTGGAACGATGCTTGCTGGCATGAAATAGGGCATAATTTCCCTGAAAATCGTGATATTTTCAAGGAACTGGAAGCCCAGAAAATTGATTGTGCTAGCCTGTTCGGCGGAGTGCTCAATCTGACTGACGACTATCGTGTAGATAAGTCACGCACGCAACGGTATTACGGCATGATGGAAGCTAATGCCGTAGCTATCCCGCATCATGTGCAAAGCTTTGCCAAGAAGCTTAAGGAGAATCCTAGTAAGCTTCGGGATGACCAAGGGCTCAAGGTCATGGCTACCATGATGACGTTTGACGCTAAGATGCGCGCAGACTTCAATCCTGCCATGTCAGGCATGGATGCATACACGGAATCCCTGCTAGACGCGGAGGCAAAGGGCTGGCTCGCTAAGTTGGTCGCTGAGTACAGTGAAAAATACTGCAATAATAAAACAGCGAAGCAGGAACTAGACTTAGTTCGCGATATTTTTACCAATGTATTCAAGATTCCCCCGCAGGATGCCGGTGATGATGTCGGGGTAGAGGGTGAGAGTGAGTCTGATAGTGATGAGTCGGATGAACGGGACGGCAACGCTCAATCCAAAAAAGGAAAGAAAGCTAAGTTCGGTAACGTTAGCTATGAGGAATGGTTGAAACATCCTCACACACCGGATGGTAAGCCCTCTGCGGGATGCCGCCTTGAGTATAGCGATAGTGCTGTCGCACGCCACTATCAGCCGCATACAGACGAAACTAACCGTATCTATGATATGGCTAGCGGAGACAAGCCAAGTAGTCGTGGCTACCAAGCGTTGACTGCTGGCTATGTTAAGGAAGCGGTGCAACAGATGGGTATCCATGCCATCGTAGGTGCTGCGCGTCGATTGCTCCAAGTGGAGACACGCAAGCGACCGCACTTCAATCAAAAGCGTGGGCGCCTCGATGCCAGCAAGCTGTATCGGGTAACTATCCCTGAGTCATCGGTGAGTGAGCGATTGTTCAAGACTAAGGATGAGTCAAAAGCCCTTGACACCGCTGTGTCGGTGCTGGTAGACTATTCTGGTTCTATGGCTAGTCGTGCCAAGATTGGCACCGCAGCGGCGGCAGCATGCGCTCTTAACGAACTGTTCCGTACTATGCGAATCAACTGTGAGATTCTCGGATTTTCCGAGATTAGTTCTCGCAACAATGCGACATTTGTGTTTAAGCCGTTCAATAAAGCGGTGTCCGATGATAGCCTAGCTGAGTACATGAGCGACGCATCTTGCGCTATGTGTAATAACTGCGATGGGGATAACATCCTGATTGCAGCTAATCGCCTACAGCAGCAGAAGCAACCCCGCAAGGTGCTTATCGTGCTGAGTGATGGTAGCCCCTGCGGAGGATACGGTGACATTGATGGATTCACTAAGCAGGTTATTCAAAAAATTGAATCGGAAAGGGAAATTGATATTATTGGTATAGGAATTCAGGACCGTAACGTACAGCGATTGTACAAAACCAATCAGGTTGTTAATAACCTGAGTGAGCTGCCTACTAAACTGATTGACACACTTGAGAATATTCTACTGGAAAGGAAAGTTAAATGACCTCTTCTATTGAAATCTATTCCACTATTGCTACTGCTGGAGGTTCTGTGAGCGCTGCTGACAAGATTATGGCCGACGTCAAGGCTAAGGTTCAGGCTAACAAGGCGAAGGTATCTGGTGAGGATACCACCACCACATCCGGCGGTGCTGCGGCGCCTATCGAGCCGCTGTTTACTCACACCGATTCTGTTACTAGTGGTAAAGTTCTGCTCAGCAGTCTTGTCCCATCTTGGGACAAGCGGCGCAAGATTCCTGATGTCATGGTTACGGTGTGTGACATTAGCCTGTTTGATGAGTCGCAGAAAGCTCGCATTCCCAAGATTAATCCGCATTACATGCCCAATCAGGAAGCCCTTAGCCAACTTGCTTACGCCATTGAAAACACCACTATGCCTAGCCTGTTGACTGGCAAGCCTAGCGTGGGTAAATCCTCTCTGGTTGAATACTACTGCGCCATTACGGGGCGTCCGTTCTATCGGTTCAACTACAACGGTACAATGGATGCCTCTTCGCTGCTCGGTACACAGTCAGCTAGCAGCGGCAGCACCCACTGGCACGATGGGTTGATTACCGAGGCTATCAAGTGCCCTAACGCTATCCTGCTTCACGATGAGTGGACGTTTGCCCCAGCCGAGGTTATCGCTGCGATGCAGTATCTGCTGGAAGTCAACGGCAAGCTGGTGCTGGCTGATAAGCCGGGTACCGTCGAGGATAAAATTGTCTACCCTGCTACCAATGTCCGCATGGTGTTTGCGGATAACACTCGCGGCAATGGTGACGTGACTGGCAAGTTCGTTGGCACGCAGCCGCAGAACTCGGCTACCATCGACCGTATCGGAACTTTTATTGAAGTAAAATTCCTGTCGGAAAATGATGAAGTCAAGATGCTGAAGGCTATGTATCCCGATGCTACCGAACGGCTGGTCACTAGCTGTGTCAAGGTTGCTAACCTTTGCCGCAAGGCGTTTGATGATGGTCAGTTGACCACCGTGATGTCTCTGCGAGTGCTGTGCTCTTGGATTCAGCACAGTCTTAACCTTCGCAACATCGACAAGGGCCTCGAACTCGCGTTCCTTAACCGCTTCGATAGCGAAGGAGAGCGCATTGCAGTCAAGGAGTTTGTGACTATCACGATGGGCAAGTCTCGGTAATCCAATACCCTACGGAACCAGCCCTAGCAATAGGGCTGGAGATTACTAAATGAAACCACCGAATAAACTATCTATAACCAGCACCCCGGAACGAGCGTACGTAGGAAAGAATACTACAGTACAGGACTTCCTTGATTGGATTAACTACTTTCAAGAGATAGAGGAAAGTAACAATGAGTGACGACGAACTAAAAGCAATGGTCGACGCATTCCTTGCGTGGCCGCTTCCTGACGACGTGTGCTCTGATGCCGTGGCGTGCAAGCCGGGCGCCCAACATCGCACCGGAACCAATCTGCTCACAGCGACGCAAGCTCGCGCGATGTTCGAGCACTGCCTCGCCGTCGTGCGGGCGCATGACCGGGATGGGGAAATCGGCCGGCTGGTGCGCCGCAAGCTGGCGTCAGGCAATGGCGTGCCAGTTGAACGGTGCCACATCACGGCAAAGGAAGTTGCAGCCATTGACGCGGCGATGAGGGCAGAGGGATGAGCGAGCAAATACACGTTGCTGGGATTCCGCACGCTTGGCCGGTGCTACGGAAGATGAAAGAAATGGCTGATCTTGAGGAGCTTGACTGCCACGGCATTTCTCACTGGATGGACGCGAAGGATTTGGCGTGGGCCGTCGAGTGCATGAAGCACTTAGACGACGAGCCTGGTGTATTCACGGGCGGCAAGTGGGCCACGATACAAAACCTGCAAGCCCTTGTTGGCCGGGCGGCAAGCGCAGCCGTGGGGCGAAAATGAGCATTGAGCGATACGACTGCAATAGCGAGATGTACCAATCGCATTACGGTTCTTTCGTGCGCTTTGACGACCACGAAGCCGAACTCGCGGCCCTGCGCATCGAAAACGATACTCTGCGGGCTGAGCTTGAGAGCGCCCACGCAGCACAGCTGCACGCCGAAAAAGAGCTAGCGCAATACATGGCATGGTACGCGATGGCCGAGCACCAGCATTTGCATGAGCAACGTCGCGCCGAGAAAGCCGAGCAGGAAGCGGCGAGGTTGAGGGCTGCGCTGGAAGCGATTACAAGACGCGCCCCGATTATGGGAAGCACTGGGCCTTACCGCGAAGGGCAGCTTGATGCGCTTGAAGCATGCAGAGAAATAGCGAGCGCCGCATTGGAGGAATCTAAGTGAGTGAGTTCTTCCCACATTCTTTTACTAGAAAAATATGTCATTGGTGGTATTGTACTAGGTGCGGACTCATATCACTAAATGAAGAAACATAATCCACTATGAAGCCACCAAATAAACTTAATATTACAAGTACACCAAATAAGGTATACGTAGGAAAAGATACTACAGTACAAGATTTTATTGATTGGATTAATTGGTTCCAAGCACAGAACTATGTGCTGAATATGGAAAACGCTTATCTGCGTAACGCTCTAAAGCCTAAGCCGGATAACGTAGTGGAGATACCTAAGCCCAAGCGTAAACGGACTAGGAAGCCTAAAATGGAGGAAAGTAGTGATGAGTGATTCACACGCGAAACAGGACACGCCAGCCGCTGAACTCGCCGAGGCGCGGCGGGAGAGTGAGGCGCTGCGGGCGCGTGACAGGGATGGAGAGCTGCTGGATTGGCTGGAACGAAATCCACGGCACGAGAGCGCGCCTTATTTCGACGACGAGGCCGGTGCGTGGGGCTTCCCTTACGAAGTGTCGAACGCTGGCGGACACGGTGGCGGGGTAGGTTTCCGCCATTTTGGTTCGCTACGCGCCGCCATAGACGCCGCCATCGCGGCGGAGGGGGAGTGATGAGTCCAATCAGATTTCGCACCTATGGCGTGAACGGGGCGCCGTTCGTCACGATTTTTGCTGAGCGCATCACGCATTGGCATCAGATCAACTACAACGGCGTCTACGGGACGGTTATCTATCTCGACACCGGGGCTGAGATCAAAGTCGACGCTTGGCCGGACGACGTAGAGAAAATGATACGCGCAGGGGGTGAGTGATGCTGCAGAAATATCTTGATGCCAATGACGGCTCGTTTGGCTGGCGGAAGCGCTACGATGCCGAGATCGCAAGCGGCTTTGGGCATGACGAGGGACACCGATGCGCCTATCTGATCGGTCATTACATGGCGCTACTGGAGGAACTGATCCGCATCATCGGCAAAGACAATGTGCGCGCTCTTTTGGCCGCACAGGCAGCGCTCGACGAGCAGAAGGCGGCTGTGGACGAGATGCGCGCCGCATTGGGGAAAACCAATGAGTGATTTTTCTGAAGGATGTGTTATTTTAGGGGTTATACTACTAATAGTATTCTTCCAAGGTGAACCAGACTTGCACGATTCTCTTATCTGTAATCTCCTCAATAGAGTGGAGTGTTTCTAATGCGCTGTAAAGCTTGCGATGCGGTAATGAAAGCCGAGGAAATCATCTGGAAGTTTGAGCTAGGTACTCATGAGGAGCTATGCCGTACCTGTCGGTACACCACTCAATCCGATATTACTAATAGTATTAATCTTACCTACACTCAGGACTCCTACGAGGAGGAGATAGAGGAGACTTACGAGGATGAGATGGGCTAAAGAATCTTGGAACCGTGGGATGCTTATAGACTACTTAGTATTAGAAAATGATGACGAAAGGTATTATTTCCTAGCAACTAATGATGCTGAAATTACAGAAGTGGACTTTACTGAAGCGGAAAAGAAAGTAAAAAAACAGTTTGGATACCGTTTAGGTTGGACTAATGCCTCCCCGTCTTGGCTACAAGATAACGGATACAAGTACCTTGACTAAACTACCTTACGAGGATTGGATACACTCCGTACCGGATACAGTGGGGGAGCAGATACACATCCACCACTGTAAGACGGGACGTGGTAACGATAAACTATACATTAAGAGGATTGACAATGGAGCCGTGGCTTATTGCCATCATTGTGGCGAACGTGGTTATGCTAGTAATCGTGCTCTGGGAACAGGCCCGTTTAAGGGTATCAGTAGCTGCAAGTCTCCTGCAAACGCAGGTCAATATGGTAGCTCTGCGAATAGCTCTAGAGGAAACGGGAGTAGCGAAGTCGGTGCAGGTAAAGATACAGGACAGGTTACTAAAGTATCTTACCCAACTGACGCAAGAAACCAAGTAAAACTGTGGTCATCCAATGAAGCAAAGATTTGGATACTACAGTATGGAATACCTATGGATGCTATCAACGCATCCGGAATATGTTGGAGCGATAAGTTTTCTAGTATACTATTTCCAAGGTACCTTGACGGGAATCTGGTAGCGTTTCAGGCTAGGAGATTCCCTAATGAGGGTGGTCCTAAGTACGTCACCTACGGTGATTCAGCAAACTTGTATGACGCTCTACGAGGCTCTACAAGCGTCGATACGTTGGTTCTAGTGGAGGACTACCTATCTGGTCTTAAGGTGTCTCAGATAGCTCCAGCGTTTGTCCTGAACGGTACAGGACTCAAGGATAATCAGTTGACTTATCTGTTGAAGGATTACTCCAAGTTTGTTATAATGCTGGATAACGATAACTGGCAGGTAAAGGCTAGCCAGCTAAAGTTACTTAAAAGGTTATCCACTTTTGCTAAGAAAGCAAATATAGTTGAAGTAACAAAAGACCCTAAGGAATACGAGTTAGCTGAACTAAAAACTTTACTACAGGATTATATAACGTGACTAAGACACTCTACGCTTATAGACCTAAGAGTAATCCTTCTTTTATGATAGTGTGTGATACCCCGGAATCCGCGAAGTACGTAACTAAGGGTTGGTTTTATTACGCTTTAGGTATTACCAATCCCTATGATGACGCAAAGCTGGAAAAGGATTTAAGAAATTGGGAACTGATTACTCTTACGGTAGAGGAAGATGAATGATATGGTATCCGACCTAATTAAATATCTTAGTAAAGAATCCAACTACTCTAAGACTATTAAGTTTATTAAGGAGGCTCACGTACCGCGTGAAGCTTGGGCTCTTATCGAGTATCTACCCAAGTATTTCAAAGACAAGAATGTTACTGAGGTATTGAATTGGTCAGACTTCTATACTACGTTCGCTCTGGAGAATCCTCAGTCCAAGAACCTTGAGTTAATTCAGACGCTGTGTGAAAAGCTGGAATCAGATAAGGAACCAGTAACCGATGAGGTTACTCAGATGTTCACCAACCGAACCTACGCTGAGGTTGTTGCTGAGGAAGCTATCAAGGTAGCAGAAGGCCGAACTAACAGTTTTATTAATATTTTCAATACCTTAGATGACTATAAGCGGGTGTCGGTAAAGCTGGAAAAAGCTCTGATGGAGGAGCTAGGTAGCGAAGGTATGCTGGATTCTCTGGATGCTATCAAGACTTCTGGTATGACCTGGTATCTTGATTGTCTGAACAAACTTCTAGGACCACTAAACAATGAGTTTATTCTGCTGGCTAGTCGTCCTGATGGTGGTAAGACTACTCTCCTAGCTAACGAGTGCTGGTATCTAGCTAAGCAACTATCAGAAGGTAAACAGATTCTGTGGTTCAATAACGAAGAGCACATCCGCAAAGTAAAGCTCCGTGTTATTCAATCCTTTCTTGGTTGGACCAAAGAAGATGTTCTAGCTGACAAGATTACCGCAGTAAAGAAATATGAAGATGAGTTTGGTAAGGATAAGATTATCTTCATTGACGACGCTAACCACATTAATCGAGTAGAGAAAGCTATAGACCGATACAATCCAGGTCTAATCATCGTAGACCAGTTGTACAAGGTACAAGGGGCTATGGGAGGAAAGAATGAGGTTGAAGCTGAACGCTTCAGGAAGCTTTGTGAGTGGGCTAGAGAGATAGCTAAGCACACGGCTCCAGTCATCGCTAGCAACCAGCTAGACGGCTCTGCTGAAGGCGTTAAGTACCCTCCTATGGGTGCTCTGTATGGTTCTAAGACTGGTGCTCAAGGTGAAGCTGACGCTATTCTACTGATAGGCAAGACACCAGTGGACGGAGACAAGAGATTTATCTACTGTCCTAAGAATAAACTTACTGGTAGTAACGACCAGTGTGAAGTAATGCTGGATAAATATATAGCAAGATACCGGAGTATCTAATGGATTACAGTCTAGAGAAGCTTTTTGAGTGCTATGACGAAAAGCGTTACGTTGTCATAGACACCGAGACTAAGTTGATTGATAAGGATAAGAGCGTTTACGCCTATCCTCCTGAGTTTGTGTTGGGAGTTTCTTGTGTAGAAAGTGGTGTTTTTGGAGACACCAAGAAAGAGTATCGTTGGAATAAAAACGATTTTTACGGTATTATCGACCCCGCTAGTAAACCGTTCCTTACTGTAGGACACAACGTATGCTTTGACTTGCTTGTTACAGGAATGCACAAGCTTTCTGAACTGGGGCACGACATAGTGTGGGATACGGCTATAGCTGAATATGAGATGTTTGGTCAGGCTTTTACCTACCCAAGTCTCCAACAGCTAGCGGACAAGTATTGTCCGGGGGAGATGAAAGAGAACTCTGTATCGGAGATGATTAAAGCTGGAGTGTGCCCTAGCACTATCCCGTGCGATAAGCTAGTTGAGTATTGTGAGCAGGATGTAAATATTACTAAGAAAGTATTCGTCGCACAGATGGAGCTATTCAAAGAATATCCGAAAAATCTGCAAAACCTTATTCTCCAGCGGATGAAATACCGTATGATTACTCACGAAATGAGTTGCAACGGTATGATGATGGACAAGGATATGATGCTTGACGCTTCTAGGAAGTTGGAAATAGAAGAGGCTATTCTTGAAGAAAGGCTAATAGTGTATATGAAAGTCTTAATGCCCAACGCCGACGAGGTTAACCCTAGCAGCAACCAGCAATTGATGGGAGTGCTGTACGGTAAGGGCACCTACAAGGTTACTAAGATGGTGGATACCGGAGAAGTGTACAAGAGTGGGGATAAGAAAGGACAACCTAAACTTAAAAGGGAAGTCCTGCACCAGCCGTACAAGAATCCTCTTTTTCCTGTTAGTCCAATGGATTCTGTTGATGAGGCATCTCTAAACAAAATTTTATCTTGTCTTATCCCGCCTGAGTGTAGAGACTTTGTAGAAACTCTGCTAAAATATCGTACTGTTAGTAAAGAAAGGCGTACCTATTTCCAAGGCTACTACGATGTAGCTAGGGATGGGGAGCCTTATATTTCTCTACACACGGAGTTTAAGCACACAGCTACCCCAACCGGGCGTATTAGCTCTAGTAAACCTAACATCCAGAATCTGAAGAGTGATTAGCTATGCCTAAGATTAGATATATTCCTTTTGGTGGATGTACTGGATTAGAAATAAGAGACGAAGATGGTGCTCATTTATGCAACATACTTCCCCCTCAATACATGATGAATAAAAACTATCTTCACGTAGATAACTATTGTTGCACAGCCTGTGACTTTACTTACGAAGAGTTGCTAGATACTATTCACAAGCTTAGAGAAGGTAAGCTATGACAATCAGTATACGAGAGTGTTTTGTATCCCGGTATGGACCGGAGAATGGATTTCTAGTTGAGTTTGATTTCTCTCAGCTAGAGATTTGTGCTCTGGCTGAAGTGTCCGGAGACCCTGTTCTGATCGATGAACTCAATAGAGGGGAGGACATTCATCGGCTTAATGCCGCTATGTGGTTAGTTAAGAAACCGGAGGAGGTGACTACAGAGGAGCGCAAAAGAGCTAAGATAATGACGTTTCAGCTACAGTACGGAGCTGGACCAGTCAAGATGGCGGAGAGCCTTGGTATATTGTCTGGAGCAGCCGAAGCGTTCATAAGTGATTTCTATGATAAGTATAAGGGGGTTGATAAGTATCACACGGAGCTAGCTAAGGAAAGAGCAGAGCGTACGTCCTCATCCAAGAAACAGACTGTGCCGTCTAATGAAGTGTGGGTTATTAACCCTACTCCAACAGGCCGTATGTACACCCTACCCTTTAGACAGACGGATGCAGGAGACTACTACTATAGCCGTACTGAAATGAAGAACTACCCCATTCAGGGGTTTGGTACGGCTGATATTGTACCAGTAGTATTGAATCTGGTTTATGATAATCTTCATAGAATTTATGATGGTTTGGTAGGCAAGGAAGCACCGCTGTTAATTAACACGGTGCACGATAGCATTATGTTTGACTGCCATGCAGACGAGTTGGTTACTTTATTTGCTGCGGTAGAATGTGCTTTCAGAGATTTTCCTGCTAAATTTAAAGAATTGTTTGACTACGAGCTAAAGGTTGTGTATAATTATGATGTAAAGGTTGGAAAGAACTGGTTTGAAAAGGATATGGATAAGTTTACTAGGACTGAAGTACAGTCCCTAATTAAAGATAAGTTTGGAGTATAACACTATGCGAAAGAACGGCTACGTACAGTTTGTTGACGGTAACAAGATTACGGTGGATGGTGAGAAGTATAGTGCTTTTGCTGCTTCTCAGATTAAGTGCCGTGTTGGGGACTACGTTGACTTTGAGTATATTGAAAAGCCCGGCGTTACTCGGGCAGGAACACCAGTAGTTTACAAGAACATTAAGGGTGATGTAGTGCCTGGTACGGGCGGCGCAGCCGTAGCTGGAGGAGCCGCTATTGCTCCTCCTCGCGGATTTACTCCACCACCAGCTAAAGTGGGCGAGCCTATTCTAGCTAAGGACCGGCTTATTCTGCGTCAGAATGCCCTGACTGCTGCGGTTAACTCTGCTAACGGAATAGGTGTGTACTCTAAGACTCCCTTGGAGACTGAAGAAGACGCAGCTAATTATATTATTAGCTTGGCTAAGAAGTTTGAATACTACACCAGTGGTGATATGGACTACGACGCTGCTGAAAAATCCTTAGAGGGGGATAAGGTAGACTAAAATGTCCAACATTATCCTAGATGTTGATACCATGCTTTACCGGGTTGGTTATGCCAGCCCGGCTCCTGCTACACCGGAGCTTGCTTGTGCTCGCCTAGCGAAGATGATTAAGGACACCGAGGATAAAATTGCTAGCAGTATTATTCCAGCTCTAGGAGAGGATTATAAGCACCTGCTGGTGTTTCTTACAGTACCGGACGGTAAAGGTAGGTATCGAGATAAATTTAATAAGGAAACTACGTATAAGGCTTCCAGAATATCGGTTCCTATCCCGGTGTTCATGGAAGAAATGCGAGACTTTATTAAGAAGTCCTATATAGTTCATCAGTGCCCTAGTAGTGAGTATGAAGCTGATGACGCTATCAGTTGGCACGGGTGGTATAACCATGAGGTTACTGGAAACCGAGATATTATCGCTGGAGTAGATAAAGACCTGAATCAGATACCGGGCTATCATTGGAATTACAGTAAGGATTCTAGTTATTACGTTAGTGGTGCTATGGCTAATCAATTCTTCTTTCACCAGCTTTTAACTGGCGATGTAGCTGATAGTATTCCGGGGATTAAGGGGATTGGACCCCGACGAGCAGATAATCTACTAAAGAAGGGAACTTCTCCCGAAGAGTGGTGGGATATTGTGCTGTCAACCTATACTAATAAACTTTCTCATCTATCGGAGGACGAGATAGCTGAGATACTATACGAACGAGGTAACAAGCTATGGATTCAACGTCATGAAGGGCAAACGTGGTATCCCCCGATACCGGAAAAGAATCACATCTAGGGGAAAGTATAGGTCTAACTTTGAGAAGTCTGTAGCTGATGTACTCAGGGAGAATAAAGTAGATTTCCAGTATGAATCACGTACCTTCGATTATCTGGTGCAGTCTCGTAATTGGGTCATCTGCGAGAAGTGTGGACCCATAAAGGGTCAGATAGTACGCAAGTATCTAGTAGACTTTGAGCTAAAGAACGAGATATTTATCGAGACTAAGGGCAGGCTTACAGACAAGGACCGGAGTAAATTACTGTCAGTAAAGAAACACCATCCTGAGCTAGACCTACGGTTAGTGTTTCAGAGAGACAATCTGATTAAGAGTAGAGCAGCACGGGATAACAACATCCGGTACTCAGAGTGGGCTACCAAGAATGGCTTTCCCAACACTGTTGGAGAGATACCAGAGCAGTGGATTAAGGAAGCTAAGTCAAGAAAGGGAACACCGAAACCTACGGTAGTAGATGGGTTCCAAGCTTTAGGAGACTATATAGATGGCTAAGAAGAATGGTTACTATTCTCGTAAGTGGCTTAATAAAAAGGAAGGTCACGCCTTCATTGAGGTTAAATCCTACACAGAAGACAAGGGTTGCGAGGTTGTTCTAGGTGACTGTAGCCGGCATATTACACTAGATTTTTTCATTAGCAGCCGTTCCACTGAATTTGATTGCACCAAAGAAGGTCGTCTATACAAGATGGACCTGCTAATCTCCGAACTACAGAAGGCTCGGGCTCTTATTGCTGGAGAGGACGATGCTAACTCTTAGTGCGTTACCTTTTGTACTACTAGTAATGTACGAGATAGATGGAAATAGGGTAGTTAAGGGATTGGAGCAATTTGCTACGTTCCGTGAGTGCTACGTAAAGGGCAAGGAACTACAGCTATACACCATTAACCACCACGAGGAGACTAAGGATATGGTAGCAGCGGGATGCGGAGAGTGCTCCAAGATGCCTGAGTATTGTGGAGGAACTGAGTTATAATGCAACGCTATGACCTAGTTGACGGGGTTATGAAAGAAGACCCAAAGGACAGTGGGTTAACTACGGAGACTCCCATTGTAGAACTGAACGTCTAGTCCGTATGGCTCTCTGTTGGTATCATTCTTGCAACCCTGACTTCATAGACCATATAGTTTACGAGGTAATAAAACTTGACTAAAAAGAAACGAAGTAAGCACCTAGTAGTGGGGGATGCTCACGTAACCAACAACCAGAACCTACGTAGGTTTGATTGGCTCAATGGCTATCTTAACTCCTCTAATCCTGATTATCTTGTGTTTATTGGGGATTTTCTTACTCTTAATTCTCTGTCTGCTTGGGACAGAGATAAGCGATTACTTATGGAAGATAGACGGTTCTTTAAGGAAATCGACGCAGGCAACGCTGCGCTGGATAAGCTCAAGATTCCAAAAAATACTGAAGTAATATTTATTGAGGGTAATCATGAAGAACGCCTGCCTCGCTATCTTAACTATCATCCTGAGTGGGCTGATGGTTTGCTCACCATTCCTCACCTACTACGGATTGATGAGCGGGGTTATAAGTGGGTCAATTACCGTGAGTATTGGGTTAGTAACGGCTTACATTATACTCATATTCCTTTTGGCAAAGCTAGGGAAGTCGGAGGCAAAGACATTTGCTCAAAAGTTGAGGCTGTGACAGTTAACACCACTATCTTTGGTCACACTCATGAATTACATACTAGCTGCGTACACAAGCACGGTCAAAAGCATCTACAACAAATACTCAATGTAGGGTGCTTCTTTGAGCAAGAGGAAGACTACGTACATGGTAGGGTAACTAACTACTGGAAAGGGTTAGTGGAGCTAGACAACTACGATTACGGTAGGTTTGACATTAAGACAATCGCTATGGGAAGCCTAGAACGGGAGTACGGACGTCGTGTTACCTGACCTAATTCGTCAACGATTGATTGACAAATACGACCCGGAGGATATAATATCGTTATTGAATCTGGATACGGAGCAACTGGTTGATTTACTAGATTGGTACATCCTTGAGAACCTAGAGCAACTGGAAGACAATGACGATTAAAAAGATTAAGTCGGTGGAGCAACAACTGCTAGAAAAAGAGTTGATGCACTCCGGTAAATATGGGCATAAATCTTATACTAGTAAGAAAGCTTATAAGCGCACCAAGATTAAACGAGAACTTAAGGAGCACCTAGATGACTATGATGATGACCCCAGTAATCTATGATATAGACGAGTACGCTGAGATGGCTGATGAGTTTGCTGTGTACCCGGAGCACAGCACAGGCTCCCGAGGGGAGCTAGCCTACCTAACCCTAGGTCTAGCTGGAGAAAGCGGTGAGGTAGCTGAAAAGGTTAAGAAGCTTATCCGGGATGGTAAGTTCGACCGAGACCTTACAGCCAAGGAGCTAGGAGATGTGTTCTGGTATCTCGTATTGCTATGCAAGGCTCTTGATGTAAAGCCTAGCCATATCCTTACTCAGAACATTGAGAAGCTAGCTGACCGAAAGCGACGTAGTGTTATCCATGGGGAAGGCGATGCTCGATGAATGTCTACACACTGCTCAACAAACGAACTTTCTTGACCAGTGTTGCGCTATAGCAGAAGGATTAGATGAAGATGATTACAAGTACAGAATGGCTGCTATCATTTGTGATTCCCGAGGTAGTGTCCTCAGTAGAGGAACAAATAGCTACACTAAAACGCACCCTCTCCAAGCTAGATATGCTTCCAGACTCGGCGAAGCAGGCCGTATCTTCAGGCATGCTGAAATACATGCAATCTCTAGATTGCCCAGAGAGGGAATCCCAAAAAGAATATATATTGGACGCATTAACCGTAATGGAACTAGAGGGCTTGCTAAGCCTTGTCGAATATGCGAGAGAGCAATTAAAGAATCTGGAATACAAGAAGTCTGCTACACCGTCTAGTGTCTTAGCTGGAGTAGGAACTGGAATACTTAGTGGGATAACCCTTAGCTCAGATGCTGCTAAAAAGTGGCAAAAGCTGGTAGAATCTCAGGATAAACGACGTGCAAGAGAAAGAGAACGTGATTTAATACTGGAGAATAAAAAGTGATTAAAGACTTTTTTCGTAACGACCTAGCTAAGAATGTGTTTCATCAAAAGTATGCTCAAGGTTCCTCAGATTCTTGGGATAACCTAGCTGAACGTCTGGTTGACCATGTGTGTGGTGTTGGGTACGGATTCTCACATCCAATCCTGAGTAAAAGTGAGCGGGACCAGCTTAAGAAGTACATTAAGGAAATGAAATTTCTACCCGGAGGTAGGTACCTATACTATGCTGGACGTCCTAATAGGTACTTTAATAACTGTTTCCTTCTACGAGCGGAGGAAGACACCCGTGAAGAGTGGTCTAATCTACTGTGGCGAGCTTCTAGTTGCCTCCTTACTGGCGGCGGTATTGGGATTGATTATAGCCGGTTGCGTCCTTCTGGGCGCATTCTTAGTAGGACTGGAGGCTTGTCTAGCGGGCCTATTAGCCTTATGCAGATGGTTAACGAAGTGGGTAGGGGTATAATGCAAGGCGGTAGCCGACGCTCTGCTATCTATGCTTCGCTGAACTGGCAACACGAAGACATTGAAGAATTTCTTACAGTAAAAGATTGGCACAAAAGGATGGTAGGGGAGTCTGGTTTAACCCTAGCTGACATCAAGGCTCAGGACTTTAACTTCCCGGCTCCGCTGGATATGACCAATATCTCAGTTAACTACGACGACGAATGGCTTAAGAATCCTCTTAACTCTGTCTTCCTAGCTAACTGTAAGCAAGCTATGATGACTGGAGAGCCCGGATTTAGCTTTAACTTTGGAGATAAAGAGAATGAAACGCTTAGGAACGCTTGCACGGAAGTTACTAGTGAAGATGACTCTGACGTATGCAATCTTGGCTCGCTCAATCTGGGGAATATATCTTCTCTGGACGAGTTCAAAGACGTGTGTGCTCTTGCTTCCAAATTTCTTGTATGTGGTACAGTCAGGGCAGACCTACCTTATGACAAGGTTAAAACCGTACGAGAAAAGAATCGCCGCCTTGGACTCGGACTCATGGGTATCCACGAATGGCTACTAAAGAAAGGCTACCCCTACGAGGTAGTACCTGAACTGAAACAATGGTTGGAGGTTTATCGTGATGAATCAAAACGAGCAGCAGACGAGCACTGCGACCGTCTCTACCTTAGTAGACCAGTCGCTTACCGTGCCATCGCCCCTACTGGAAGTATTGGTATCCTTGCTGGAACGACAACAGGCATTGAACCGCTTTTTGCTGTCGCGTACAAGCGACGGTACCTTACTGACGGAACACGTTGGAAATATGAGTACGTTGTTGACCACACTGCGGAAACTCTCATCCGAGAGCACGGCGTTAACCCGGATAACATTGAAACGGCCTACAGCCTGAGTGGAGACTATGAAAAGCGAATCAGATTCCAAGCGGACGTACAAGATTACGTTGATATGTCCATCAGTTCCACTATCAATCTGCCCGCGTGGGGGAGCAAGGATAACAATGAATCTCACGTTGAGGGATTTGCTACATTACTTGCAAAGTATGCTCCCCGGCTACGGGGTTTCACCTGCTATCCAGATGGAAGTAGAGGAGGTCAACCCATCACAGAAATCCCCTACTCCGAAGCAATCGGACACAAGGGAGTAGTGTACGAAGAACACAATGAGTGTAAAAACGGTGTTTGTGGTTTGTGAGTCATTATTCTAAGTACGGAAAGAAATCTTATGAGAAACATAAACATAAGTACTTAGCTAGAAGTAAAGAGTTGTATCTAGAAAACAAAGATAAGAAACGTGATTATTACTATTTAAAACGTAGAGAAGCTGTGCTAAAATCTAGGTACGGAATTACTTTAGAAGACTATGAAACAATGTTACAAGAACAAGGAGGTTCTTGTGCTATTTGTAAAAGCCTTGAGCCGGGAGATAAGAATTTGAATTTTCATGTTGACCATTGTCATGCTACTAACAAGGTTAGAGGATTACTATGTAATACTTGTAATTTAGGTTTAGGATATTTTCATGATAGTGTAGAAGATTTGACAAACGCCATAGAGTATCTAAAGAAATATTCAGGAGGCGTGTGCGGTCTATGAATAAGCATACTACAGTAATAACACTAGGAACTGGAGAACTTTACGAAGATAGTTTCTATCTTGAATTCAAGGAAGTTAAGCTAAAGAAGACTAAAAGGAAACGGCTATTTGTAAGGAAACCGTCTAGTTTTGACCAGCATGTAGTCTGCGAATCTTGGCCTAACTGCGACATGCACCCTTACGGGTGCCACTACTCTGAAGATTGATAAGAGAGGAGTATGCGGACTATGAGTGATGAACACAATACTACAGTAACGAAAGATGACGACCTTATTAACCATCCTTATCATTATACGTGGCACCCTAGTGGAGTAGAATGTAAGGATATTATTCAGGAGTTTAGCTACAACATTGGCTCAGCTATGGGGTACCTGTGGCGCCACGAGTACAAGAATGGAGTTCAAGACCTTAAGAAAGCTATTCAACACATTCAATTTGAGATAGAGAGGTTAGAGAAAGAGCAGCAGGTAACCTACGCTCAAAACACATTTAAAGTGACCAGTAACGGGGTGGTATACACCCCCTCATCCGAACCATTCTACAAGAGGGTATTTTAATATGAAGACTAAGACTACCGTTCGCGAAAAGATTATCAACCTACTGCGTAAGGTTGGTAAGCCTCTTGATGCTAAGACTATTGCCAAACGAGGTAAGTTGAACTATAATACGGTACGTAAGGAGCTAGGTATTCTAAGTCGTACCATGCTTGTCCATAACTGGTTTGTTAGTGTGAACACTAAGCTTGTTCAGTACGGTCTACGCTAAGCTAGCTCAACGGTTAGAGCAACTGGCTTATATCCAGTAGGTTCTTGGTTCAAATCCAAGGCTTAGCACCAATTTTGTGCTAGTAGCATAAACCTAATGCGAGTCTTTAGTCATTGACAACGACTAATCGGAAGTAGCGGTAGCTTGGTAAACTGCGCGGCTAATCCACAGATGCAGGTTAGAATCCTGTCTAGCACAATCCAAATAAAAGGGGCGTAGGTGTTAAACCTCGCCCCTTTCTTTTTAATACTCGGTGATGTTGCTAGCTATTTTCTACCGTTATGTGAAACGCTGAAATGGTTCCCATCGGGTCGTCTAAACCTTCCTCCCCAACAGGTATCCTTATCCAGACTCTCCCAATACTCCCCTAGCTCTAGGAAATCCTCTGTCTTGTTCAACCACACTCCATCCTTGAACAGATTAAAGTCTATAGCTAGTCTCTCCGTGTGGAGAGAGTTAGCTATACCAATCCCCTTCTCCGCATTAAGCTTAGCTTGCTCTGGAGTCCTCCAAGCCTCCCCAAAGGTTAGGTCATACCCCCGTTCTGTAGCAAACTCTATGAGCTTAGCTACAAGCCTTACAAACCTACTCTGCTTAGCCCTTAGTGATTCCATTCGACACTCCGCTCTTCTTCTCGTAACTCCGGGCTGTAGTGTAGCCTAGGTAGCCTGCTGTGAACGTCCACCACATTTCCTCAGGAATAGCTGCAAACCCTAGCTTAATGTTCCCTAGAACCGCTGTCATAGCGGTTGGTTCAGCTAGTCCTATTAAGGGAAGAATTATTACTAGGAAAATTAATAGAGCGTAGAACACATACATGAAGCTTGGTCTAGCTCTACTCGTCCACGGGTCTTGACTACCAGCTTCCGCTACGATAGCTGAGTAGCGTTGCTTCTCCGCCTCTAGCTCCCTACTCTGCTCCATCTCTAGGAGCTTACGCTGAGCCTCAGCCTTAGCCTGTGGGTCAGGTATTACCTTACCTATTAGCTCAAACGCCGCTTGAATTATTACCGGCCACATAAATCCTCCTTATGGTAGGAAAACATCCTCACCTGTTTCAATTGGACGGATGTCCGTACCCTCTTCCCTATCCTTGGTCTGAGCGTAGTAAATTGGAGCTACTTTCAGTATGTTCTGCATAGCTGAATAAGTACCTTCCGAGATACCTATTCCACCAAGCTTGTCGCTGGCTATAGGACCGTCGAAGTTGATAATCTTAGCCATTACTCCAGCAGATACGAACGGAGCAAAGATACTCTTGACTACTCCGGCTACAGACTTGCCCTCTGTAACTGACTCAGCCGCACGAATCATCTTACCAGCCTGTTCTGCGGTAGCTAGGCTGGTACCAAAGTCAGCCCCGCCCTTAGCCCCCTTAGCTTGTGGAATATCTACACCAGTCTCTTTAATCTTAATAGCGTAGTCGTACATCATCTTCATACGCTGCGCAGCCTTGGGATTATCGAACACAGCGTCAATAACATTCTTGTATTCATCTACGATAGCCGCTACACGGCTAGCGGAGACTACCCTGCTACCTAGTTCTGGTGAGACTTCTGTCTCAGCCATATCCATCAGGTACTGAAGGAATCCAGCCTGTAGGGCTTCCTTAGCGTTAGGACCACCGTACTTAGTAAAATCTTCTACCCTCTGTAGAATCTCTTCCTTGTTACCTGAGTAGAAGTTGACAGCCTTCTGAGCAATAGATAGGTCGCTCATCTCCCGCATCTTGACCATATAGGAGCGGTCTAGACGGTCTAGCTGGTCTGCTGCTTGTGTAAGCAAGGCTCTATCAGCCTTGTTGGGAATCAGGACATTGAGTAGACGAGGGTCGTTCCTTTCTAGTTCTGAGAGAGATTTCTTTACTGTAGTAGGATTTCTAACTAGGTGGTCAACAAAGGTTGACCGTACTGACTCCATAGCTTCGGGATTGCTAGCAAACATCTCTTGCATCAGCTCAGCTACAGGCCCGTTACCGGGCTTAGCTAGGGCTGCTACATAGTTCTTGTAAGTGGAGATGTCGGAGTTCTGTAGCTTGGAAATAGCCTTGATTTCCTTTACTGATTTCCACGTACCGTAGGCTTCTTGGGCTGCTCTGAACGCTCGCTCATAGTCCTTAGAATATCCAGAAACGGGATTAGCAACAGCTTCATCAATAGCATCTAGCACCTTTACCGCTAAGCGGCCTTGGTTGTTGTCGGCATTCTGCCAAGCAAACTCCGAGAATCCTCGGCGAATTGCTTCTATTTGTTGTAAACTTCCTACAAAATCTCCATCAGGATTGATAGTAGAAAGTAAATCCGATACGTTCCTACCCTTGGCTATTAGACCAGCTAACTCCGAGTTAGGGGTTAGGTACCGCTCAGGTACCATTTCCTCTCCTGAGGTAGCTCCAGCCACGCCTATAGCGTCGGCTGGTAGACCACTAGGCTTGGTTATGTCGGTCTTGACAGGGATACCCTTCTCAATCTCATCAAAGACAGATTTTACTCTAGAAAAATCTAGGGCTACGTCGTCTAGGATAGCCTTATCAAAAGCATCCCTATACAGAGTCTCGTTACGCTTAGAGGCTCCCTTGTTGAACACGTCTAGGGAATCCCGTAGCTTGGGCAATACAGCCCCTAGAGGGCTGGAACCTGTAGACAGGGAAGTTAACCCCCTTTCTATGTTCAGCGCAGCATTCTCTGTCATGGCTGCTAGCTCTTCTTTAGAGAAAGCCTTTAGGCGGTCTGGGTCTTCCTCAATCCATTTCAGTAGTCCATCATCTCGGAGACTCTTGAAGCGAGCTAGGGCGTTTACACGTCCTTTGGTAACGTAGCTCTGGTATTGCTTATACGCCTGCTGTAAAGGAATAGAGTCTGTGAACTGACCTCCAGTAATAGGTAGTAGACCTAGACCACCGTCCCGTACAGGCTTGGTAGCATCTACGGCTGCCTTGGCACCCGGAGAGCCTTGTACACCAAATAGACGCTTGGCTAAGGGCACTAAAGCAAACTTAGTGCCAGCCTCACCTATGATATTGGCTAGACCATCCTGCCAAGCGTAGTCTACTGCGCTAGACCGCTCCGGCTCCCAGAAGGACTTTAGGGCCGCGTTCTCAGCCATAGAGCCTACTACGGTACCTAGGGTGCTACGAATAGCACCCCCAATACCCGGACCACCTAGCAGCATAGAGCCCACGCCAGCGCCACTGAGGATGTCTGCTGGCATCTTGGATAGGTCCGAGACATTCTTCCAAGTCTTACCATCCTTGGTAGCTATCCAATACTGACCATCTTCTCCAAGGTCCATTTTCTTAATATCCCCTTTGGGATATTTACTACGTATAATTTCCCTAGCCTTAACCTCTGTCTCAGCCTTTCCTAGCTGGAAGGTAAGAGCCATATCCCCCGGAGCATCAACAAAGTCCTCGTCTACATAGCCTCGTCCGAGAGCGGCTGACAGCCTCTTGACCCCGTTAGGACGGTCTGGATTAGGCATCATCTCACCACCCGGAAGGATGGTGTAACCACGGCTGCTCTTAAGCTGCTCTGATAGATTAGGCTTAGCTAGATAGACATCAGCCTCAATCCCCTCCTCTTGAGGGGCTGGTGCTGTGCCTTGAATACCCTGAAGGTATTCGCTTGCGTCAACTTCTTCACCGTAAGAAAACTTTGCCACATTATTCTCCGAAGGTTAGCGGCTTAAAGCGTAGTCCGCCTTGGCGGTCTATAATAGCCTTAGCGTAACCCTTTTCTGGATGGTAGTAAATTTTACCATTAATATAGTTCTTAGGGTCTTTGGGATGAGGAACGGCTATCTTAGCCAGTTCCTTCATACCGTCTGCTCGTTTACTAATCTCCTGAATACTTTTTAGTTCGGCTGCTGAGATATTGTACTTAGGGTTATCTATGTTCTCATAGGTCCACTTACGTACTTCAGCCCGGATGTTATCCGTAGGCTTTAGTGTGTCAGCAAACAACGCTCGGTCTAGTTCAAACTGAGCACTCTTTTCCATCATGGAGGTAGCTACTCGTAGTCCTTCGTTGGTCTGCCATACAGCAGGCCCAGCCTTCTGTAATGTCTGTAGGGCTGCCTGAGTCATCCTACCACCACCTGCGGCAGCCTTGGCTATCTCAGCTAGGATAGTGCTAGACGCTCGTTCTACGATGTCGTAGGAGCCTATATCGAACTTCATTAAGGTAGCTGCTTCATCAGCTATGTTCGGAGCGAAAGTAGAGAAGATACCAGCTAGAGCACGACGTTGCTCACCTAAGGCACCGAAGTTCATGGTACCTGTTTCTAGGGCTGCTTTAATGTTCTGAGTCTGGCGTAGGATTGTTGCAGCACTATCGGCTCTGTCTCCTAGAGAGTTGATGTACTTGTCATCACTCTTACCACCTTCCTTAAGCTGAGCATTAGCCTTTATGGCATCAGCCATAGAACC